CCGCGAGTCATATCCAGCTTTCCTGTAATACACACTTTGCGAGCAGGAGCTCCAACTGTTTCTTCAACCGTGACATTTTGTTCTAGTTGAAGAGGCAAGGTTAAAACCCACTCTTCGTTTTCGTCTAACCAAGATAAAACTGAATCAACAGTAGAAGGGCCAATACCTTTTATTTCTGTGGTTTCAATATCTCTTAGATTTCTGAATGCTGGAATCTTGCTTATAATTAATTTAGAAGCACGTCTACCAACTCCAGGAATGCCAAGGGAAGCAAGAACAATATCATAAGGTTTGGTTTTTGTTCTTTCAATCTCAGCTTCGACTTTGGCACCGTTAGCACCAAGTTTTGCCCAAGGTTGATCATCAAATATGTCAACTGGGTGTGTTAGTCCCATTCTCTTAACAGAGGCAGGTCCTAATCCTTTAATATCAATAGTTTTGATAAAGTGTTCTAAAACTTTTGATGTGTTAATGTTATTACGATCTGCAACCAATAGTCTAGGACCATCTCGTTTTGTTTGCTGACCAATAGTCTCTTCTGCGTGATTTTTTGTAATCTTAATACCGTGTTGAGAGTGTTGCATTACACCAATAAACTTTGGTATAACACCACCAGCACGCTCGATTTGAATTAGATCACCTAAACCTAAATTGTGTTCCTCAATAATACCTATATTATGAAGAGTGACACGAGAAATAGTAGCATCATCAATCACAACAGGATCTATAACTCCTGTAGGGTTTACAGTTCCAGTGCGACCTACAACCCACAATACGTCTTGTAGAGTGGTGATAGCAACTTCTGTCATACGCTTTTTGAGAGCTACAGCAAATCGTGGATATTTAGAAGTATATCCAAGCTGTTGTGATTTTTCATATGAGTTACAACGATAAACTATTCCATCTTTTGGATAATTCCAAGCACGTTCTTCTAGAACTGTAAAGAATCCCATTGCTGTTAGAATTTTCATACGAGGTTTATAGTCCATATCAATTCCGAGCCAATCGTGTGCTATAAAATTAATATTTCTATCTTTAAACTCGTATGCAGATTTTAATCCTAGTGCGCCTGAGACATAGTTTCTAAAGTTTTCAACTTCATTGTCTGTTACACACTCACCGTTGACAACAATCTCATCAAATTCAGTATCTATACGGTGAGGAACATTTTTAATCCATTCTGCAAGATGAGTTACATCTTCACCTTGCTCGCCATTACCGCGAGTGATAGCTAATTTAAGCTTGCCTCTGCGATAAACTAGTGTAAGATTTGAACCGTCAATTTTTGGTAGAATCACATCCATCCAAGATTCTACTTCTTCTTCACCTTCATAAATTTTGCGAAGTGAGTACAACTTATAAGGATGAGTAATTTTACCAGCTGCTCCGCCAACACCAAGAGTTGGAGAGTCATAGTCTCTCCACCCTTGAGCAGATTCCATAGTCTCAAGTTTATCATACAGTTGATCATATTCCGCATCAGACAGAGTAGGTGCAGATAAATCATAGTAAGCGTGATTATGTTTTTGGATAAGTTGTTTAAGTTCTTTGTAATTCATATAAAGAATATAACAGAGAAATTAAGTAAGAATCAATAGAAAACTCGAAGTATTACGAGTTTTCTACCATTTTAATTAAGTCTTCAAGATACCAACGAGCTTTTTTAAGATCTTCAAGCTGTTTTTGTTTATCTTCATGTTTTAAGTTATATCTAGTAACATATTTGATTACATTACCTTGAGAAAAGCCCATATTCCATGAATCAATATATTTGGTTGTTTCAATACCTTTATTATAGTGAGGAGGGTGATTAACCATATCCGTATCACTGGAGAAGTTATTTTGTTTCTCTGGGGATTGAATTACAACGCGAGTAAGAGGTTCTCCAAAAGGTCTAGAATAGATAGTTTTTCCTCCATCTGGAGATTCATATATCTTTCTGTTTCTATTTTCTAGGTTTTTCCAAGCTCTTTCCTCTAATTCATTAGCAATTTTTTTGTCTTTTTGCTCTTCTTCTTGTAATCGTCTTACCATATACTGTTCATATGTTTCTCTCATGTGTTCTCCTATTTAGAGTGAGGTGGCATTTTTGTTTCTACAAACCAAACATGCTGACGTATTTTAGGGTGATACTTTTTCATACGAAGTTTAACTCCGTTTCTTAGTTGGTTCAGAGTTTTTGGATGAATGAAATGATATGAAGCAGAGTTTCTTTTTTCTCCTTCAGGAATCATCCATACCTTATTATTTCTATTCTTTTTTGCAGCCATCAAATTATTTTTTCTTTTACAGCTTTTAAAAGCTTCTGAAGATTCTCTTTTTTATTAAGATTAACACCATCAACCTCAATTTGAAGAATTTCTTCAAGTTCACGAAGCATAACCTTAACAGTTTGAGAACGATCTTCTTCTTCAATTATTGGTTTTTCGTAAATCTTTAATTGAACTAACTTACTTATAACACTTCTATAACCTTTTGAGAAATGTTCAGCTAATTTAAATACGTCTTTTTGACCGTCTTCAGTGTAAAGCTTTATCAGCTCTGCTTCTTGTTCATCATTCCATGCTTTTACGCTCATTTTTACTCCAGTTCTAATTCTAATTGCTTGCTCCAAACATATTGTTGAGCAACAGCGTCGCTTGCATCTTCTAAAAGAGGGATCAAGGAACTAACTTCATCTGCAGGAATTGAGAATCCAGACTTAGTTGGATACCACTGACCTGTATCTCCATCCATTGAATATTCTCTAATATGCAGGTACAATTTTTCTCTAAATTCATTTATTGTAACTTTCACTGCGTTACCATTAGGTTTGTGAAATGCGGTTCCAAAATCTATATTCATATAATTTCTATTTTATCTGTATTAATAAAGTTTTTCAACCAGTTAGATACTGGGTATGCTTTAAAAACTTGAACCAATGAGTATCTAGTTTTATCTAACGATTGATTAACCATACCGTGTCCTACTAAGTCAGGATCAAATATAACTGTTTCTCCAGTTTTTAAGCTAAACTGTTCTATCTCATTATTTAATTGAAACTGATAGATAAAATCATCATTACCAGTTAAGGCGGTAACTGCTCTTAATCTAAAATCATCATTTGTTTTTGCGTTAATATTATTATCGTCTGTGTGAATAGGGATAATTTGACCAGGTTCTTGTTTATGTACTCTTATACGGGTAGTTTCAAACTCAAAAAAATCAATAAGAGATTTACATAAATTATAGTATTTAGTGTAAGTAAAATCTTCTGGATACTCAATAGATTTACGACGATAAAAGCTATGAGCATTTCCATCAACGCTCTTAATTGCTACTGCATCAACATTACCTGCTAAATCATAATCGTCATGAGGTTTAAAAGTGAGTTTTGATAGCCAAGAGTTATCAAAAACTAACTTTGTCTTAGCAATCATAAGCATATAAATAATCCTTTAATTTATCACCTTCTACAGGTCTGTCTAAGTAGTCTTTTCCTAAGATCCAAATATTTGGATTTTTATTATTAATTTGTTGTAGCCAATTTTCGTAACTGCTTTTAACACCTTTTAATCCTCTTGTATATTGTGCTCCAACTGTGTGAAAAGCGTTACTCCACCATATGACAGAATCTTCTTCAGGAGTGATTTGAGAAGTTAGCTTTTCTGGCGCCTCACATATATCACAATGAATGAAAGAATGATTTAGATTTTTATATCTATCCCAATGATCTTTAATATCTTTTTCAGATCCCCACCACTCTAGCTCTCGTTCCCATAGCTGATTTCTACTTAATTTTTGAGTTTCATTTCCACCTGTTTCATTAATTTGAAATTTCTTTTGTGCATAGTCTAAAAATAAAGGATAATCTTCGCCATTCCACTCTTTTAGTAATAACTTTTTAAAAGCTAAAGCAGCCTTGCTATAGTCGTAATACACTATCTCACAATTATCAGTAAATCCGTAATGATTTAATATCATATTAGGTTTAAAACTAGCAGCAACTGCATAGAGTTTTTTAATAGGTTTATCGATAGGGACATACTTTAGATCTGCATAATTTTCTGTATTCCAAAAAAATACACATTGTTGAGCGTAGTTAACTATATTAGTTATCCATGAAAGTTGATGTTCTAAATCTGCTGCACTAGTCGTAGGGTAAATATACTCTTTAGACTCGCGAATTTTTGGATGAAAATTGTATACCGTCAGATCATTTTGCAAACTAACATTGATAAAGTTCCAACCATCAACTAGAGGTGTACATATAGTTAGTTCTTCTGTTGGTTTTAAAGATAATGGTGTATAATCATCATGAATATTTTTAGCATGTCTCTCAGCCTTGACCACAAACTCTTCTCCACTATTTTTGTTACCAAAGACTGGTTTATCAAATTTTTTATAGTAGTTTAAATTAACCAACATACACTGCTTATGTAATCCATAATAACCTTCTTTGCCTGTTGGATTATTAAGGTTCTTTTTATTTTTATCCATAATATGTCCTGTAATAAAAAAATCTTGTTTTTCTACCCATTTCTCAATAAAAGTAAAAAACAAGGCATCTTTAATGATATGACCAACAGATTGAACTATACAGTAATCAACATCATGTTCTAAGGCTTCATCTAATACATCGTTAATATTATTCTTGACTATAATTGGTCCAAAGTATTTAAATCTTGTAAAAAACTCAGTAATTTCTTT